CCCCAGTGTACATATCGAACACCTTACAGAGCAAACCCGAGAGTAATCTCGGGATCGCTCCCCCGCGGAGTTTGCGAAAACCCGTTGGGCAGGTAAACCTACCCGATGCTAGTCCTCTATCGAGGGCGTCGCAAAAGGCAGGTAGGGCGACGGTTAAAAAGCCGTCACCTTCGTGTTCGACACGAGCTTTGATCGTCTTGATGTCACGATCAAGGCCACTCACGTCAGGCATCAACCTTTCAATATCTTGTAAAAGGTTGATGAGGAGATCTACCGGACTTTTCATCATCTACTCCTTGAGTTAGGTGATTCCGAGTCCCATGTTCTCGTTAAGAAGAAACGAACAGCCGTTTAAGGCTGCGCCCCTTCTTCCGACGAAGACTTCTTCATGTCTGATTGGACGTCGTAGGACAAATTGCCCTTAGACATTCCGACACAGCCAGAGAGAAGAATCAGCCCGACCCCAACTAGGGAAATGAGAATGAGTATCGAAAAAGCTCGATCAATAGATCGAACCAGACGAAACCCACGCTCGCTACCAAAGTCAAAGTTGAGCTGATCTTTATCCGAGTCTTCCATGAGGTAAGCTCCTTTCGGAGCCTAAGCCCCGTGTAAGATTTGGACAACTTCAGTTACGATTGAAACTGAAGGATCTTCGCCGGAGTAACGTCAGCGTCGAACAGCCAGTCCCTAAAGGCCTCCACCATATCTACCATTTCGGTATCGGTGAAACCAAAGGGTGGCCGGCTGATCGACATACTGACCGAAGCAGTTTGCTGCTTCGTGAGCCCTGAATACGGATCGGTGGCATTTTTCACAAGATTCATCTTGAGATAGTGCCGATTACCGTTCTTCGAAGGTGTATGGTTGATAAGGGTCGAGTAACCACTCGCACCAGTATCAACCGCCTCCGAACCATACCCATCCACTCGCGTCTTTGCAAACGTGAGCGCAGGGGTTGGCGCATTAGCAGCTACAGTTACAGGGTCAACGAGAGCCATAGAACGTCTCCTTAGTGTGAGGTGATCATCGCTGAAGGATTCAGCGATTCGATCCTTGGGACCGACTTAACAGTATCGATCCCAAGATAGACTGCTGGTACAGGCTCAAAGAGCCTATACTAGAAGTTAGCTTCACGCCAGACAGATTAGCAATAGATCGTCTGATCTGAGTCTTGTACTCCAGGACCGCGTCCACACTGAGACTTATCGTCTTAGATGATGGAGTTGGAACACCGTTGTACGTGACATTGCTATTCTGATCGTGCTTTATCTGCCTAGTAGTGGTTATGGTACCGGTAGTTACTCCGGTAACAAAACCCCAATTGAAGGTCGACTTGTCCGAGTTAATTGCGTCAATACATTCGACGTAATTTCCAAGGCCGGTAAACCAATCAATTAGCCACGACCACGGTATAAGATTATACACATCGGTCGGGGTGACACTAGAGCCCAACTTCTTTTCGACTAGGTCGCGTCGAAGTTGGGGGATCACGGAGTCTGGAAACTCGAAGATGGCGTTAACCACCAATCGAATTTCGTGTTGGCGCTTGTGCTCGGTTTGTCTAGCCGGGCCGTATTCACCAGAGAATCCGAGATCAAAGATAAAGCCAGGAGATGCCGTACTTGTTCCAGGAAAGGACTTCTTAGAACGGTACGTCGTCGGCTTCCCGTTACGCGA